ATAGGATAACGTATATTCTGCTCAGGCAATACAAAGTCAGACCTAGTACCCAAGAAGCCAATCTTATACCCTGCGTTCTTTAGCAAATCCCAATCTACTGCCATTTTAGTAATAGTACTAGGTGTAGGTACTACGTCATCATTAGCCAGGATCACAGAATCATATCCCTGAGCAAACGCATAGTCTGTAGCTACATTGTAAGCATCACCAAAGTTAGACTCCATGTTCGGGATCATCTTTATGTGCTTACCGAAACATTTAGGCGTATTGCAACTTATGTACACTGGTATGTGAGGCGCGTAGACCTCTAAAGCAGTTACCAGTACCGTTAAGCCAACATTCCCTGTACTACATATCACGATTGCTTGCACAAAACCACCTTCATAGAATCAATTGCACGTGGAATACGCAAAACTTCCTCATCAATAGGAATATTTTTATCCATTAGTTCCTGACCAAACTCTGACAACTGAAACTCTAATGATTTCAAATTAAACCGATCTTCCCAACCCAAATACCAATGCCAATCGGTATAGTACAGCCAACTATTCTCATTAAAAGCTCGAACATGAGTAGGGTCTTGCCAGGCTCCTAGAGATAACTCATATGGAACATGAATATGAAACTCACCTTTATCTGCTAATAAATCTTTGCAGTTTGACATCGCTTTAACTAAGTCAGGTATATGCTCTAAAACGTCATTTGCGACGATTGTCTCAAACATACCTTTCTCAATCTTTACTTTGCCGAATCTTGGTGAATCAATAACTTGACCAAATTCAACCTTAGATATATCTACCCACCAATCAGGATTGACTCTAAGCAATATGTCTGCGTTAAAGTAGGAATCTTTCCAATCCTTACCAGAACCTAAATTAAGAGTTTTTGGCAGCAATTAAATCCTCGACATTATCAGAGCATAAGAGTGGGATTAAATCGTTTATACGGCTATCTGGTAGCTCCCACCACGGTTTATCAAGCAATCTCTTTATTTGATCTTCAGTAAACCGATATTTCAGTACCTTTGCTGGATTGCCACCAACAATAGCATACGGAGGAACATCCTTTACAACCATCGAACTAGCTGAAACTACCGCACCATCACCAATAGTAACGCCAGACATTATCGTACAGCCTGATCCTAACCACACATCATTTCCGATAACTACATTACCCTTAGTTGCTGGATGTCCATCCCCATGATGCGGGAATACGTTTTGATTAATGTGACCAAATGGATAAGTTGTTACCCAATCAGTTCTATGGTTTCCACCAATGAATATAGTTACATTATCAGCAATAGAGCAAAATGAGCCAATTTTTACATCAGCGCCCTCGCCCCAATCTTTTACCTTGATGTTCTCAAGGCCATACGTGTATCTCACCACTTAACTTTGTTAGCCCAAAATGCAGCAGACATCTTGCCCTTTTCTATGTTCTTGGCATGACGAGCCTTAAATGCCTCATTACGCTTTGAACCGTCAGGGCTACCTGTAGCACCCTGCTGACCAAACCTAATCAACTTAACCTCGTCACCCTCTTTAGCCAATACAACGTGGCTTTTAGTAGGGTGATTAGGTGTCTTTTTAGGTTTGTTATAACCAGCAAACTCCTCTTTGCCACGTTTAATCATTTCTTTTTCTTTGCAGTCTTGGCAGCATCTTTAAAGTCTGCCTTAGTAGGAGCGCCTTTGGTTCCTGGCTTACGCATTTTCTCGCCAGACCCTTCTGCTATGCGCTTTTTCTTTGCTGCAATGTTTGCGTAAAGTCCGGGCTTCATTTCTTTTTCGCCTTGTTTGTAGCAGTGCGCTGACCACGTTTCGGCATAGCCAACATAATCGCTACAGTCATGCCTTTTTTGCCATTTTTACCGTAATATTCCATGCTTTCTTCTTTTTCTTCTCTCATGCAACCCTTACCGCCCTTGCACTCACCGCCCTTGCATTTACCGCAGCTTTTTAAACCCTTCATTTTTTCTTCCCTTTCTTGGCAATTTTTGCCTCTGATAATGCAATTGCGATAGCTTGCTTTGGATTCTTTACTACAGGGCCACCTTTACCTGAATGCAATGTACCGCCCTTAAACTCAGTCATTACCTTACTAACCTTCTTTTCAGCTTTCGTCTTTTTCATTCAGCAACCCCTTAACTTGTACAAGTAAGTCAATCTCTGTAATCTGATACTTCCGTTCAAACGCTTTGCGACCCATACCGTGATACCCATCATTACCTCTGTGATGAGCAGGACACAGCGGAATAGTGTCGTAATGCCCACTTCTGACACCCATACCTAGCCCTAATCCCCTGACATGGTGAACTTCTGCCGGTGTCTGAGGATAGCCGTTCCTATAACAAATTATACAACCAATGTCTACCAATTTCGATAGATATTTCTTTTCGTCCTTAGTCATCAATGTCGTCTATAAGTCTTTGCAGGTATACAGCTAAGTCCATTGCTTCCTCTTGCGCGTGGATAAGCCATTGTTTTGCAGACAAGTCTGTACGCTCTGTGCTTACGCCATATTTCATCATGCCAAACTCAGCTCGATCTGCCAGCTTTTGCCTGACTGCTTGCACGTTCTTATCCATTGTTTTTTCTTTCTATTTTTTTATAAATCAAGCTAACTAACTCTTTAATTTGTTTAGGATAATAATGGTAAATGTTGCCAAAAGCATTAATCGATATTTCAGTAACTTCATCGTCAGTTAATTTCTGTAACTTAAATGATAACTTATCAAATAATGGCTTTTGGTGTGACATTACTACATTGTTCTTTTATCTATGCTGCGATTAGAAGCCTCATAAGACCGCCAAACATCAACCCTAGCCTGTGCTGCTATCAGCATCCAGCGAAGCCTCTCAGCTTCTTCTACAGCATCCCTAAGGCCTTCTAATATAACTTGATACTCTGGATGAGTATAAGCGTCGGCTTCTTTCTCTGCCATTGTTGTACGTAAACTTGACTGAAAACAAATAGCTTTCTTTGTTTTTCTATACTCAGTTAGGTATGCAACTTGAGCTTTAGCTTTAGCATAAGCCTGTGAGTGCTTGATTATGTAGTCTATTGCTTCGTTAGGATTTGTCATATTTGCACGTATAAGTTAGAAACATCATCTAAAGCACCTGCGTTTTTAAATACATAGTCAATAGCTTTTGATAATTGCTTTCTTGTTATTGATAGCTGTAGATTATCAACAGTAATTAATCCATCGCCAATGCTTTTTAGGTCATCGCCAGATAATCCCCACCGGCCAGTATTTAAGAATCTCTCTCGCACATTAACAATTGCCTTTAAGCTATCCATTAGCAAATAATACTCAGGGTCAAAGTCTGCCTGGTATGCAGCCACTAACCCGACGTTTAATCGAGCTGTGATGGTATTCCAGCCTATCTCGTCACCTACACCCTCACGAAACTTCATTAGTTCGGTATGCGGTACTAACTGCAATGTTTGCTCACTTTGTGCATTGTGTCGGATCGTCATTGGCAAGATGTTTCTGCGAGGAATATGCCGCTTTCTTGGTTTTTTGTTATTTGCCATTGGTATGCGCCAAGACAGCTAGAATTGCTTGCTCTGGACTAATAACCACCTCAACCTGGCCCTTCCACATCTTGTGAAAGATTATCTGCTGCGCTGTAAGTTTGCGCTCCGACTCAGGCTTTCTACCGTCCTTGATCTCCAAAAGTATATTGAGTCCTTTGTGGCCTACTAAAATGTCTGGACAACCTTCACCGACGTGGTGCAAGTGCTGAACAGTAAAACCCTCTTTACGCAAGCAATTGACAATATGCTTTTGATTTACGTCAACTCTAGCAGCTCTCATTTTTTAGATACCATTCTGTAGCCTCGTTAAACTTTGAAATATCAGTTAAATACTTTTCATCCAAACAAACTCTATCGCCATAACTAAAATTCTTATTTATATGCTTTAAAGTAAATCTTTCTTTGCTTGTGAATCCATGTATTTTAATTTCTGTGGCAGATTTTAATGAACATAAAATAGCCCAGTCTGTTTTAAACTCATCAAGATTATCAAAAATAATATATCGTGGTTCTGGATTATCACCGGCTCTTGTTTTTAATTGGATAGTCTGATTTTTATATATCAAATCAACACCACCATCGCCACCAAATGTAATATTGCTTTGCACATTAATGTTTAAATACTTGCAAATGGCTATTTCTCCAAGCATCCCAATATAATGAGCAGCAAAACCATTCATTTTATATTTGCCATTATTTTTAACTGAATTTATATTTTTAGCATCCTCAATTGTTCCAGCATAATGAGCAGCTAAAATAATGTCAGTAGCAGATAGATTTATTTCCATTCTTTTTCATTAAAAAGGAACAGATACTGCAATAAAAGTTTGAAAATCATCATTACCATTTTTTTCATCAATTTCTTTTGCTACGTTATAAAGATTATCCATTCCTTGAGTTTTAAAAATATAATCCACTAATATACTAATATTATCAAATTGTTTTTCATTCATAATTTCTAATCTATCAATTTGTTTATCAAGTGATTCAACTAATGTTATTAATGCCCTATTTTCTAACTCATTGTGTTTCATTTCCAATCTCCTTGTAGACCTCTGTTTTTACGTTCCCATTGTTCAGCAGAATCCTTCCTTAACCTGTCCGCTGATTCCTGGCCTCTTTTCTTTGCTACCGCTTGCAAGTATTCCATTGCCTTGTTTCTGTCTTGCACTCGCCACTTGATAACTTGTCTGACTTCACATCTATGTCGTTCTTCTTCAAAAAACTCATGCACTCAAGATTCTCCATGCTGTTGCTGCACACAATGGCACTTGTCCGTTTCCAATGGCTTTAAGTCTGTCCACCCTAGAGGCCAACCCATGAGCCACTCTACCCACATTGGGTTCAGATGACCACCAGCTTGCGCTGCCAATGTCGGAGTGTTTCTCGTTGATTCGCTTGGAGCATTGGTTTCTTTTGCATTGTGACTCGTTGGTGTAGGCCAATTCTGCATATTGCTGACCTGATCCCTGAGATTCGCTGGCTTGCTGCGATTCGGCCTTGCATTGGTTGCTTCGTTCATTAAGGCTTTTTCTGACTTTGGTGGTAACTTGTCCATCGTTGTAGGAGTTGCCCATCTTTCCAACAATCCAAATTCTGTTCCTTTGATGGTTTGCTCCAACGTCTGCTGCTCCCAACACTCCCCATCGCGCATTAAACCCCATTGAGGCCAAGTCTCCAAGAACTCGTCCAAGTCCCCTAGAAGTGAGCATTGGTGAGTT